AGTAATTTCCGCACCTGTATCGGGGTCTATGACACGCCCCTGTTCGTCCACATCGTAATCGGGCTTCGCGTTGGCTCGTAGTATGATGATTCCGAGAGGCGTAACACCCGCTTCCGCGCGGCGCTGAGCCATAACCATCTCTTTGAAATCAGTCATCCTAACACACCCCACGCGATGTCCATAGGTTCGCCCATCATCATTTTTGAGGGGTCGGGTGGTTGTGGGGCAGGTTGCATCTCAAGAGTTCCCGCTTGCATTTGTGCCTGTGCTTCTTCATTCGCTTGGTTCGCATCGGCCCATGACATTCTATTTGCCCACTCGTTCCGTTGCCTCATGATGTCGTCCCGTTCGCGTTGGTATCTGCTGAATCCCACGGGGGTTTTTTCAGCATACCTGCCCTCACCGGCGTCCCAGTCTCTGTTGGCTCTTGCGGTTAAGTTTTCTATGCGGTCGTGCGCTCCCAAATCTATAGCGAATCGTTTTGGTAATTGCTTAATTCTCGTCAATAGAGAGTTCTTACCTCTATTAGTGTCTTGATGGGCTTCTGCGAGAGAAACCCATTTTCCCCTCCTCGTATCCCAAAACGAGTCCTCTTCATTGAACTCGGTAGGTAGCCCTGTCTCGGTTGTGCTTAAATGGGCGTCCGCCAATCTTTCATCTGATATGGAAGGGTGGGCGGTTTCACTATATTTATTTTCCCATACCGTCCCCGGCGCGGTTGAGATTTGGCGTTCGGGTAATCCCTTTAACACGCACCACGCGTTATCTATTGGCATCACTCCCACGGTGTCATCATCTCCACATAGCGCGGTAGCGTCTCAGCAATCTGCTGTTTGAGTAATTGGTACTTTGAGCCGAGGTCTATGTTCTGCGTTCCCTCGGGGAACAACACGCTTCGGTCGTCCGAAATCAGTAAATCCATAGCGACATATTTGGTGCAAATGTCTTCAATCGCTTTCTCAACATATCGCTCCCCATAAATGTAGGACACTTTTATCGCGTTCCACTGGAAATAGGGGTAAGTGTTATTGAAATAAACAATACCCAATTCGTAATCGCACCACCAATCGCGCAAACGAGCCTCGTCTCCGGTGGTGGTTCCGACATAATCAATTAGGAACTTGTGTTGATTAGTGCTCGTACCTATCACACGCGAACCGGCGGCCCCTCCAATGCTGGCGATAAAGCCGGCGGGTGCAAGGTCTGTCACGCCTGTAAGAGTATTACCGGTTTTGCCGGTGTAGTATGCTGCGACCATAGCCGTACCTGTGCCTGTATAGACGATACCGTAGTTAGCGAATGAACCTGCGTCAGTAAGAGCGAGTGAAGTGCCGGGCATTTGGGCGCAGTAAAGCGCCTCGTCATTAATAAGGACCACCTCTGTACCGGTGAGTGGTGCCACCGCACTAAAAGTGACAGTTAGAGCCACTACCGCGGACACTACGCCAACGCGCGTTCCAGCGGCATTGTAGACAGTATCTCCGACAGTGAAAATTGTAGTAGCGTTCACACCATCCACTGTAACTGCTCCTGTACCGACAGGATAACCACCAACATTGTTCACAAGAACACCGGTTAATTGTGCGGCACTTGTTGTAGCGAGACTTGTCAGCCCGGTAATTGCTACACCTGTCTCATTTGTAGTAGCCATAGTAGCGTTCTCGCCACCATCACCGCGCCTCATGGAGGTAATCTTCATTTTACCGCCACCGTAGTCGGCGTTAGCGGACGAAAAGAACTCATGATGCACATTGGCTGTTTCTAAGCCGCCTGCTGCGTGGTTTGATTCAAGGGTGAATGAAGGGGAAAATGCGACACCCGCTTTGTTTCTGCGGCTGTCTTTGTTAATCAAATCGGATAGATTGCTCGCGGTTGACTCGTTGTCAAAATCCGCCCGCCAATTGCCTGTGCCTGTGCCTACTTGCAGTGATGCGACACCACCGTCACCGGGGCATAGATAGAGATAGTCAGTCGCGTCAATCACGCTATTATCAAGAATCTCAATATGGCCTTCTGCCGCTGCTATCTCTCGGTACTCTTGGCCCTGCCAAATCTCAAGTCTCACGATTTGCTGAACATTACGGAACAGCAAGGGGGTTGTACCGACATAATCGGTGTAGTATCTACGCCTGTATGGTTTGTAAGTGTCAAAGTTCTTGTATTCAGCCGTCTGTAACATAGGCCGCCACGCGTTATTCGTAAGGTTGTCAATCTTATCTTGCGCCCTGCGGATGAGGTGCTGTACGGCCAATTTTGTTACACCGCGGCGTTTGCCGTTAGTGAACGATTGCAGGTTCTGCGCGGTTGCGTTATTGGCTACAGTATGCGATGCAGCGAGGTTGTACGCTCCACCACCCACTGCTGTCAGTTGTAGAGCCAAGCGCGCTTCGCCACCAACGAGAGTTATACCGCTGATGTAAGCGGTCTCAGCGAGGGTAGCGTCACTAAGCACCTCAATTTGGTCACCCACTTCGTATCCTGTCTGTCGCAGGTCAATGGGGCTGATTTCAATATAGGCGTTACCGGCTGTCGCGTTGACCGAGAGGTCATCGGGGTCGGGGAATTGGATTTGTAAGAGGTCGGCTACCTTCTGCGGGGTAGTATAGATGGTTGCATCGGGGTCAAGAGGTTGAGGGGGGCGCTCACCGGGCTGAAATATAACTGGCATTATTAGTCACCTTTTCTACGCGGTGTCCCTCTCCGTGGTTGTACTCTAACACCACCACCGCGCCTACCACCGCGAGCGGGTCTCGCTCTTGTGGATTGGGTAGTAGACGGCTCATTCTGACCTTCTTCCCATTCCTTGCTTCGTAGTGCTTGTCTCACCTCCTCAAGTTCTTCCATAAAATCGGGGTCCGCTTCCTGTTCTTCGGGTGACATACTACCAAATTGTTGTGCCAATGGTCTATACACATCTTTGAGTTCATCGGTAGTCATATTAGCGTAGGTATTCGGTTCACTCCTTTCTGCGCCTTCTGTGAAATAATCTCCCGCTTCTTCACCCATTTGTCTTGCCATTTCATTCAACTGCGACTCTTCCTGTTGGGCCTGCTGGTCTTTTTCTTCGTCCGGTCTTAGATGTTCTCCTAATTCGTCTGCGACAGTACCTCCGCTACCGGTAATTTCTCTCCATGCTGACTCAAGGTCGGATTCCGGCTCTTCTTCCGGTGGTTCTGATTCGTGCGGGTCGGGCATTTCAGCGCCTTCGCCCGCGAGTGCTTCCTCGCGTTCAAATGGTTCCAACCACGGCCTCATCTCTTTCTTACCGGGTGGGCGGTCGTAACCTCCGGGGGTGTAATCAAACGAACCATCATCCTCAAAATCTTGGATTTCCGCCATTTCTACTCTTTTTCTCGCAGACCTCGCAGACCTCGCTGCGCGCTCAAGTCCCGCAGCCAACTCCGAGGCTCTTTGTACCTCCCCCTTGTCGTACTCCGACTCTTCGCCTGCAATCTTTTCTAACCACGCTTTCGCGGACCTCGCTTCTTCATACTCAGATTCCATTTTGTCGGCCCGCTCTTCTGCCCGTTCTATGCGACTATGGTACTTTTTCCACCTTTCTTGGTTATCATAGAAGCCTTCTGTATATTTTTCTTGTTCGTCTATATCACTACCGAACTCCGGCGGCATCGTGCCTTCCAAGCCTTCTATCCCACCGGTACGCGCTGCTTGGCCCCTGTGACGCTTACGCGCAGGGTGTTGAAGGGGTAAGTGGCTTACAGGCTCATCACTAGGGTCTTCCGGCCACGCTTTCAATAACTGCCAAGCGATGTCCATAGGTTCGCCTGTGCGCATAGTTTCTCTATGCACCGCGCAAAACTCTTCCGAAGAGCCACAAGAGGCATGACAGCCGGGCATTTTGCATTCTACCCATTCTTCGGGCATTCATTCCACCACCGGTTCTCCATCCACCGGCGGAGGTGTGTTATTAATTAATGGGTTAGCCGCATTTTGTTCTTCTAAGCGCTTAACAGCAGCCTTTAATTCAGCGATTTCACGCTCCATAACTGTTTTTAATTCGTCTTCACCAAAACCGGGGTCTTCCACTTCCTCTTGCTGCAAACGCCTCTTCTCGTTCTCTTGGATTTTCGCCCATTCAGCGGCTTGTTCCTCACCACGGGCTTTGTCTTCGGGGGAACCTATTATCCCCTTAAGCAATAACCACGCGGCATCTAACGGATTCATTGAGCATCCCTTACCGCGCCTAAGTTATAATCCATTGGTTTGTTACACGCGCCACAGCGCTCAAGCCAACAAAAGTGAAGCATACCGCAAGACACGCAACGAGTACCGCCACCGATGTCAAGGACATCACGCGCGTTACGCGTACGAATGTTTTGCTTCTGTATAACTCCCGCGAGCGGGTCTTCCGGCGCGGTAACGCTACCTGCACCGATTGATTCAGCCATACGCCAGCCTTTCTTTTCCATGCGCGAGAGGTCGTCTACAGTATAGTTAGACATTTGTCCACCTCAAGCGAGTGTAGCCACCGTATAGACAATTTCGCCGCGAACTATATTCATTTCAATAATAGTATTCGCGCTTGGGGCAACACCTGTGTTCAGCATCTGACCGTAAAGTGGCGCTGCTGAGTCTTCAACATATAGAATATCATTGTCTGCCACAGCGACAGTTGTCCCTGCTCCAATAGTGACAGCGGTTGCACCAATAGCGGTACAGACACCTAATCGTGTAAAGTTCGCACCTTTATTAGCCTGCTTTACCCAAATGACATCACCAACAGTGATAACATCACGCGCGTCTCCTGTAGTATAATCATCATCTACAGTCATCGCGCCGGCTTCAGCGGCTGCATAGCCGGCACCGTTATTGATTTGGATACCAGCATCGTAAGGCCCGTGAGGGGGAAAACGAAATGTCCATACTCTTCTGACCACGAGGTCTCACCTCGCATCAGCGCTTACCTAAAGCCCACCATGTACCGTCAAGACCTGCTGCGGTGACTAATGTAAGTGTTGAGTTGACCGCTATGTCAATTTCAGTATCAGTCAGACCCGCAGCACTACCATTTGCACCGGCGGCTACAGCCTTTGAGAGATGAGTAGCCAACGCTATATCTCCACCGGTTGTTACACCAGTATTCGTAAATGTTCCAGTCATGAGCAACAAATTGCCCAGTACGCTCGGTCGTTCGTCTATTGTAAATGTAAATACCATTATTCAGTCACCTCAGCCTCTTCGGGGTCTGCTTCGCTCTCTACGAGAGCGGTCCCATTCATAACCTCTTCTGTCAAAACAGCCTCTTCGGTCTCTTCCGCGACCTCTTCTGTTTCTTCTTCTGAACTCATACCGAGTGTATCGCGCACGCTACTCAAGAGTTGTGCTTTAGTCAAGCCCGCGCGCGCTCTTACATCATGTAGAGTAAGCCAATCATAGAGTTGTTGCCGCGTCCATTTTGTGTCCGGTTCTCCGTCTGCGTCTAAATCTACCAACTCATTTGCATCGCTTTTCACAACGAAGTCGGGGTCGCTAGTAATTTTACGGCGGTTAGACTCAAGCCATTCTTGCGTAACATCTTGTGGAATACCACGATTGAATGACCCAAAGGGTGCGCGCTTAGTGGGCCAACGCCCACGGTATGTCACGGTTGGCATTTAACCACCTTAACCGCATATCATCCAAATCTGTGTAGCAGCGACTGTTACATCACTGATACCGCCCGGATAAGTAAGGGTCAAAGTGTTATTGACTCCGGTAGCACCGGTATCGCTAAGTGCTCCTCGCACACCACTACCGAGACCGGTAGTACTGTGGTCAAGTGTACCTGCGCTGCCGAGCATGTAAGCCACGATTTGTGTTGCTTCACCCGATACTTGTAGAGAGATTGCTGCTGCCTTGTAGTTGGCGCAGCCCAATTCCCCACAAAGTAGTTTCAAGCCTGCTACATTTGTTCTGTCAGTATTATTCGCCGCGAACGCTGTTAGCGCTCCCGGGTAATCGCTACCTTGCCACAGTGTGCCATCTTCCGGCGACCCTGCGTATAGGTCTAGTTCTAATGTTGTCGCGAATGATGTCGCGCCTGCTCCTCTTGTTATTGTTATTGCCATAATTTTTCACCTCTTGTTATTCCTTATCTCCAACCTCACGAAAGGTCACGAATACTCCCTTGTGCTCCGTAGAAAGAACACCACAATTCGCCCATTGTTCTGTACAAACCTTCCTGTCCGAGGCGGTTGATGGCGAACGGGTCACCAGTTTCAATCCCACTCTCAAAGTATTGGGTCGGAATGGCTGTTTGGAACCATAGATAGTCAGTGTCAAGGTAGTAGATTCTGCTACTGCCGTCTGCTGTAACATCTTTGCTTGGGATGATTGGCACACCGTTGTAGGTAGCCACGATGAATCCGGCTTCGATACCGGGAACACCTTTCACACCACTGTATGATGGGGTAACTCTCTTAGTCTCCATGAATCGCTGTTGGGTCTGTAGTAACTGCTGAATGCCCATCAGTGTATCATAGCCAGTTAGGATAACCTTTGGATTACCACCACGAGTCCATACTTGCTGGAAGATGGTATCAAGGAAATCAAGGCTTAGCGCGCGGTTGGTGCTTGTTGCATCAACGCTAACTTCTGCACTGTGGAAATCCGCGCTACCGTCACGAGTAATTGAATACATATCGTGGTCGGTCATAGCGCTCACATGCGTAGTTACATTGGTCATTGTGTCCGGGTCAGAAGTGACTCGGTCAAGTGATTCAAAGTCATTACCTGCTGGGGTAGCAACATCAGTTGTTAGCATTTGGTTGATATGGTCAGCGTGATGCTTACCCATCTCTTCCTTAAGCACTTGACGAACATCGC